AAAACAGTTTCCTTCGAAAACGTCTGAACCAATTTCCTGGGTTATGATGCTCTTCAAATCCTCCAGATATACCACCATTTCGGGGTATTTGTTTGCATATTCTTGTGCCAATTCCATTGTATAAAATAGATTGGTTTATCTATTTATCTGTTTTTTTTTATAATACATATTATATAATGTCAACGCCAACCGAAATATATAACGCAAATGTTGCCCTACTTCAAGCTCAATTGAATGCTACGATTCGCAAAATCAATTTGATGCGAATCAGCAATATAATGAAAAAAAATTTAATCAATGCAGCAATCAATGCGTCAAATACAAATTTGAAAAAATTGACTGACAAGTATAAAAAAGAAATGCCAAAAAAACGAACGGCCTTTTTAGTCGGAATCAATTATACTGGAACTGTGAACGAATTGTATGGATGCATCAATGACACAAAAAATATAGAAGACCTTCTAAAAAATAAATATAATTTTACCAATGTCGCGTTATTAAATGACGAAACTGCCGAAAAACCGACAAAACAAAACATTTTGAAAGGTTTGCAAACACTGCTCGCAAATACTGAATCTGGAGACACCGCGTTTTTTATGTTTAGCGGTCATGGAACATGCACGGCGGATTTTAACAAGGATGAGACAGATGGCCAGGACGAACTCATTATACCAATTGATGCATTTTCATTGAATACCTGCATATTAGACGACGAACTAAACAAATTAATACGCAATACATTAAAACCTGGAGCAAAATTGGTGGCGCTTTTCGACAGTTGTTTTAGCGGAACTGTGCTGGACTTGCGTTATACATATGGATACCCAGACAATACAAATGAATCGGAAACGGTTGGTGATGTGTATATGATAAGTGGTTGCACTGACCAACAAATGAGCGCTGATACTGTTGCGCCGGTCAATGGACGAACGATGGCATCGGGTGCAATGACGTATGCATTCTTGACAATGATTAAGGAAACTGCTTTAATGGGTGATTTAGTTACAAAAATGCAGACATTTTTAAAAGACAATGGATATCCGCAACGGCCCCTGTTGTCATCTGGGAAAAAAGTTGATTATGGTAAGACCGTTTTCCTCTAAGGAAACAAAGGAAACCTACGGTTCAGCTTCGCTTCCGCCTTTTGAACCTTCCCTTTTATTAAAATCTTGCTTCTCAATTTGGAGAAGCAAGATTTTATACGACCCTTTTAAGTATGGGATCATAAGGGAACGACGAGTTCCCTTAGGGGGAACGTAGTTCCCCTTACCATTTACCTGTGGTCTTTTTCACCATAATATTATTCCCCTTTGCTTTTCTCTTTGCATTCGGGTCATATTCGTCTCCATCATCGTCAGCCAAATTCTTCGAGAGTTCCCAGAACTCTTTGGACCCCAATTTGAAATCGGGGCGGTCTGCCGCCTTATACCAGAACACTTGGTCGTTAATCTTGTTGGATTTGGCGTTGTTGGATATCACCATGCACTCATAATTCTCGGTTGTTTGGTCCATAATAGTGCAGAATGACTCCAGTGTAGGAAACATAGACGCATAGTTCTCCCAAATCTTCTTACGATTGGATAAATAATTCTCTCGCAAAATAAAAACGTAATCAATATTGGTGCGGAGATTGGGCGGGATACCCAATGGGTATTGCATCGTGATGATCAACATGACCTTCCAATGTCTTCCGTTCATGAACAAGGACCTCATCAACTTATCTTTGGTCCAGCTGTTATCGTATAAACAATCATCAAGAATGACAAATGTTCGCGGGTCAATAGAACACTTTTTGTATGTTTCCATCTCAGTCTGACACTGTTTCATCACTGCTTTTTGTCGTCTCAAAACATTCTCTATCAAAATTGTGTTGTATTCTTCGTGGATAAAAAGTTTAGGAACCAGTTTTCCGTAAAAACCGTTACCTGCTTCTGTCCCGGAAATGACGGTGCCAATAGGAATATCCTGGTGATGATACAGTAAATCTTTGACCAAAAAGGTTTTGCCAGTGTCACGACGTCCAATCAACACGATAACTGGGCCCTTATTTTCTTTCGGGTCAAATGTGATTGCACGCATATCAAATTTTCTTAATTCAAGTGTCATTTTAAAAAATAAATAATATATGTAAAATAAAGATAAAAAATGATGGTTTGAAACGATTGACTCAATAAATATTGATTTGAAACGATTAGTTCAATACACCTAAATTTATCTTTTAGCGTAAAATATAAATGGAGTCCAAATTTAGTATTTTTTATAAAAAAGCCAAAAAAAATAATTTAGAAATGTTGGATATTGGCGAAATCCAAAATTATAACCCCGTGTATAGCCGTTTTTTCGAAATGGATGAAACCAATTACAACCGGATTGCACTAAACCACAAATACCATATCCATGATTTGAAAACTGTCACCGACAATGAAGACAAACTGGTGGAAAAAGACATCTTTGTCAAATTCTCTCCACTTTTGGACCCCCTCAACTATTTGCGTGGCAAATATGATTTAGAAAAATCCGTTTTCAAAACACTTCCTAAACTTGGGTCAACTGTGGAAACGTGTTTACCCAAAGTGCTGGATGTGAACAATTCATCTTATGTTGACGGTTTTTTCTCTTACCTAACATCCATGATGAAAGATACACATGGCTGGATACATGGTGTTGAATATTACGGGTCAGCTCTTGCAATCCATAAAAATTTCAAATACAATATTGCGGATGATGTGGATTTTTTAACAAACAACACTTTTTTTATGAATAATATCAATAAATATTTCACTCTGGATGAAGACGCCTCCATTATTTTGCGCGAATATTCCGGAGAAGGTTCCCGAAGCAATAAGAAGAAGCTGAGTATCAAAGATTTGGAAATTGATTTGGAGGTAGAAGAGATTGGTACTCCATTAGATGGTGGCAGTCCATTAGACAACAGTCAATTAGACTGTGGAAGTCCATTAGACGGTAGTGCCTTAGACGGTGGTGCCTTAGACGGTAGTGCCTTAGACGGTGGTGCCTTAGACGGTAGTGCCTTAGACGGTGACACATTAGACGGTGGTGAATCAATTGCTCTTGAATATGTCTCTGATTTAAAACAAACGAATGATGAGAGCAGTAGCAGTGACGATTCTGACTCCGACTCCGACTCCGAATCTGCAACAACTGAAGAAGAAGAAGGAGAAGGAGAAGAAGACTGGGAAACAGAATCTGAGTCTGAGACTAAATCCGGTTCTGATGAATCTATTTTTGACGAAGAAGAAGAAACCATGTTCAGTTATTTGAAAGAGTTCCCAGTCCAGCTCATTTTCCAGGAAAAGTGCAAAGGCACTTTGGATGAGTTAATCATGCAGAGAAAACTGAAAGACGATACTTTTATAGAAGCACTTTTGCAAATTGTCTTGCTTTTAGCCACTTACCAAAAAGTGTTTGATTTCACTCACAATGATTTGCACACCAATAATATCATGTATGTAGAGACAGAGGAGGAATTTCTCTATTATAAGATTGACGGGGTTTGTTATAAAGTCCCTACCAATGGTCGCATTTTCAAGTTAATTGATTTTGGAAGAGCGATTTATCGTTTTGGTGGCAAAATATTTTGCAGCGACAGTTTTGCGCCAAGTGGTGATGCGGCGACCCAGTATAATTGCGAACCTTATTTCAACGAGAATAAACCGCGCATTGACCCGAATCCCAGTTTTGATTTGTGCCGTCTGGGGTGTTCTCTCTACGACTATGTTTGCAGAGATGATGAGGTTAAAACTCCCTTGCAGAAGTTGGTGGATTCCTGGTGCAATGATGACTACGGTAAAAGTGTTCTTTACAAACCGAGTGGACAAGAGAGATATCCCGATTTCAAATTGTATAAAATGATTGCGCGAACCGTGAACAATCTGGTTCCCAGTCAGCAGTTGAAGCAGGGTATTTTTAAGAAATATGTAAGGGTGAATCCCGACGGTTTAAGCGAAGCGACCGTAAGCGAAGCGACAGTAAGGGTGAATCCCGACAGTTTAAGCGAAGCGACAGTAAGGGTGAATCCCGACAGATGCATTGATATTGATGCGTTTCCCAATTATTGTTAAATGACGATTTTACAAAAGATTTT